TCTACTTTAACATCAGCTTCTTTTATAGAAGGGAAAGAAAACGACTTAGTTGCGTTCCCATCCCCAGTGTAATCTACGAATGTTGTTGCCATTTATTTGTATATGTTGAGGAGGGTAGCTGTTTGATTTTTCTTTGCAAGTTGTAACTCTTTCTTAACACGTTGCTCACGTATTAGTTTTGCTATACCAGCTTCGTCACTAATTTCACGCCATGCACGATTTCGTGCCTTATCAAACATTCTTTTTATAATTATATTATGATAATAGTCTCTAGCGTTATACTGACCACGTTTGCCTGCTTTAATGTCTTTATACATTTGATCTATAGATGCTAGTATTTTAGGATCTACAGCTAGTTTATCAAGTTCACGTTCTAGATTCTGTTGACCTATAGCACGTTGAAACTCAGATCTAACTCTAGGAGAGTCAGTTAAGTTTGTACCATCAGGAGCATAGTAAGTAGATAAACGTAAATCATAACCACTATCAAATAGCATGTTTCTACCGGGGCTTTGATCTAGACTAAGACTTATTGGACTAACTGCATTAAATGCACGAGTCAAGAAATCCCAATCTTTTAAAGGCTTACCGTTAAGAAGGTCATACTTAATAGGTAGAGGTTGGTTGCCGTCTAACTCAGCAAACTGCTCGTTAAGTAGGTTACGGTTACGTATAGACTGATCTATTCCAGACCCAATTTCACGCATGTATGGTAGGAATAGTTTACCTAGCTCGTTACGTAAACCAGCTAAAGGTACTTGGTTGTTTGCAAGACCGGCTATGATTCTATCAAACTGCCCGGGTCGACCACCAAATAAATCTACAAACGACTGTATACCAGCAAGATAAGACTTACTACTTACAGCCTGTGCAACTACAAGAGATATTTTTTGTAACTGTGATTCTGTCCACTCGTCACCCATAAGTTCACTTGCGTCACCTACGTCAGCTATAGTAGACATAATAAGGTTGAATGGTTCAAAGTTGTCATAACCAACACGTACAGCACCTAGCTTTATAGTTCTTGGTTCCCACTTACCGTCAAGCCACATCTGTCTTTTCTGTCTGTCAACTGGTCCATTACCATTAAGATCACCACGCATCCAAGCTTGTACAGCCATAAATGTCACAGCAGATCCCATTGCAAATCTTCCTGTTTGTAACGCTTTTGCATTAGATAATTCTACTGCATCGGTAATACCATACTTAGCCACCTCTGTTAGATCAGAAGGTTTAGCTAGTGCAATATCATTAAACTCTTTAACTAAGAAGTTAAAACCGGGGGTATATTTACCAGTCAGTGCAAGCCCGTTTACACCAGTTCTAGCAAACAAAAAGAATGGTTTAGCTAGTGGCATAGAGGTAAAGGCATCGTTAAGACCCTTTGCAAATCCTGTAAGTTCTTGTGTAAGTGTAACTTCTTTACGTGCAAACTTAGTTGCTTCGTCTGTTATGTTACCTTGTGCATCAAAGACCTGACTGTAAAAGTCGTCTTCGTATGCTCGCATTACTTCTTTTGTAATTTTAGGTGTTGTATAACCACCATCCTGTAAGTCAAGGGCTCTACGCATAGCCTTCTCACGCATCTTAGCACGGCCAAGAATGTATGCAAAAGCATCGTCAGTAGCAGCCATAAGCTTTGTAGAGTATGTTAGATAGTTACTATCATTCATACTACGAGCCATATTAGCCATACGGAAAGCTGCTTTCTCTCCTTCGCTAGCTCTACCGCTGTCTTCTGCCCATCTACGTAGTATTTCCCAGTTATCATCACCTTTACTATATTCTGAGAATCTAGTCTTTATAGTTGCTATATCACCCTTCCAGTATGAGTTTAGCCTTTCTCTAAACAAAGTAAAAGATTCTGGTATAGCTTCTACCATACCGTTGATAGATGCAAGGCTAGCTCTAAGAGTTTGTGTGTCACCAGTAAATGGTAGACGTACCACAGAGCCTAGTGCTGTAGCAAAAGGACGTAGCATAGTTGCAGTAGATGTACCCATAATAGCTCGAACTGGTGTTTTAGGACCAGATAGAACACTATGACTCATAACACCTTCTAGTTCTCTGATTAAGATACCAGTTCTGCTTACGCCACCTGTTTCTAATTTACCACCTAGCAATACAGTTCTTGCCCACTTATCAAAGTCATCAAGAGTATTTACATCCTTCATCATGGAAAATGCTTCAAACATTGCCATAAGTAGGTTCTCGTCATCATCAGCTATTTTTAGCACAGTCTGTATAGATTCTCTAGACTTAGCTACGTCTTCTGATAACACTTCTTCTATTGCTTTTTTTCTAGCTTTACCAGCACCTAACTCTCTAAATGAGTCAGACTTAACAAGTCTAGCTTTTTTAGTTTCGTATAATGCAGTAAGCATTGTATCTGCAATCTGTTTAGCTGGACCATCTATAGCATTTAAGTCTACAAGACCAGCTATTTCTCTACCGGACACACCTGTATCACGTAGTTGTTTGAGTAGTGAGCCTATAACTAGGTCAGCTACAACTACATTTTTAGATGTCCAAATTTCGACACCATCTATAACGTCGGGTCTAGCTTCGAGTAATTCTTTTAGGTATTCCTGTGGAGACATGTTAGCTGCCTCTCTACCTAGAGTTATACGCTGATGTTCTTCAACAGCTTCTCTAAATTTATTAACTAGAGCTGTTCTGTTGCCTTTTACAGCAGCCATTTCTTTAGCAAACTTCTCATTACTCATAAGAGTTTTGAGTATACGCTCTACAGTCTCTTCATCTGTACCACCTAATCTAGCTACACGCTCACGTTCTACAGGTGTGGTTACACTACCGGTAGATCCTTCTTCTGATCCCCACTCTTTACGAGTACGAGATAATTGGTCACGTGCTACAGAGGGTTCAACCTCTGATATGTGTGCACCTTGATGTGGTTCTGCTAGTGGTCTGTTCTTGTCAGCTCTAAAGTCAGCCTCTCCTTGACGAAGTTGTGCTACACCAGCCTTTACAGTCTGGTCATCTAGGCTTTTGTTTCTAGCTGCAATCTGATCTACAGCTTCTTTACCACCTTTTTTTAAGGTATATGCAATACCGTCAAATACAAGACCTATACCCATACCTTCTACGATGTTTTTTATCTTCATCATAACAGGATGGTCAGTTTCTTTTGTAGATAGTGGTGTATCAGACCAGCCATATCTATCACGTAGCATACCTAATGCGTTTTGTTCGTCTGATTCTTTAGAAATAAGATCAGATACAGCTCCAACGGCTGCACCTCTAGCAAGGCTACTGCTAGCAAGTCCTACTAAACCAGCTGGAATAGAGACTATGCCGGTAGCTGCGGCTGCCTTAGCTGCTGCAACTGTACCGACTGCCATAGATCCAAAGTGTACAAGACCTCTGAGTTGTTTACCCCACCATGTCTTGGTTTCGATTGGATTGTCGTAAGAGTCAAATGGTGTAAACTCGGGTTTGTAATATCCTTTTTCTTCTTTCTCTCTTTGCATTTCGCCTGATAACGCATCTAATGTACGCTCAGGGAATGTGGCTAATGAAGACGCAGTGTCTTGCAAGCCGCCAGATAATATAGACTGTCCCTCTTTTATGAGTGCCTTAGCACCCCAAGTTTCAGCATTACGTGGATCGGCCTGTTCTGATACTGCCTGCTCTTCAGCTGTGTTAGCTGCTTGTTGTTTCTGTAGCTTTTCTTGACGCCTAGCTTCAAAATCGTCTATAGCGTTTCTAGCTGCATCAACTCCAGCAGTTATATCGTCTTCACCTATTTGATAAGAGTCGCCACCTGAGTATGAGTTTGTCATGGTGTTGAAATAATTCCTTCAGTTTGATCTCGTTTAGGTGCTTTTATACCTTTTTCTAAATCACTTAAGATAACCTTAGCTATCTGTGGTGCTAGACTTTGTAATTGTAACATGGTGTAATTTTTAAGTCTGGGAAACAACTCGTTAAGTGCTTCTTGTTCCTCAAGACTAAAGGTTGTAAGTTTAGTTGTAACTTCACCGCCTTGTACTGACATACCACGTATTGAGTTCATGCGATTTAGTTTATATCGTATAATCTCAAAAGCAAGATAGTCTTGAAAGTTTTCGTCAAACTTTTGACCGTCTTTAATTGTTTTTCGTAATGCACCATTGTTAGCGTCAAAAGCTTCTGTCAGCTCTTTACCTGTAATACCGTATCTACCTAGCTTTATGTCAGGATTTTTAAGAGATACCTCATATATACCACCACCAAATTTATTAGTTACATCTCTAGTTTGTATACTAACAAATTTCCTGTCTGTTTGTGTAATGTTACCAAACTTATCTACAGAAATCTTAAATGGATTACCAAGTTTTTCGCCAAAAGTTTGACCAGCAGAATGATAATCGTAACCTTTTAGATTATGATAACCTTTT